CTTAGATATTCAAGAGTATATGAAAGAAGGTGGCGAGTTGGTAGCATTTGATCTCTCAAGTGCTACTGACAGGTTTCCCTTCGATCTTACTCTAAGATGTCTACAGTCAATTGATTTTATACGACCAGAGGACCTTGACTTATGGTCAAGGGTGGCTAGAGGAACATGGAAGTCTCCTTACGGGGATGTTTCATGGACTAATGGTCAGCCTCTGGGCGTGTATCCATCTTTTGCTGCATTTGCTCTCTCTCACCATGCGGTTGCAAGGTCTGTCACTTCAGGGTTCTACCGAATCCTGGGAGACGATGTTGTAATCAACAAAGCCGATTCCCAGAGGTTGGTAAAGCTTTATGAAGCACTTGGATGTGAGATTTCTTTCGAAAAATCGATTGACTCCTCAACATTGACCGAGTTCGCAGGTAGATTAATTACTAAAGATAAGATATTAGCCCAACCTAAGTGGCACGACATTTCGGACAGATCTTTTGTGGATCTGGCTCGTCAGGTCGGACCAAATATTTTGGGACTGCTAAAGCCTAGGCAGAAGCGGGTTATCAAACTCCTTAGTGAAGTACCTAGTGCCCTCCATCCTTATGGGTTGAATTGGAATCCTTTTGGGAAACCGTTCGCCCAGAGATGGGAGGAATCCAAAGACATCATTGCCAAACTTGGGCTCAAAGACGCACTGATTCCTCAGTCGTCTGAACAGTCTAAGATCTTAAGTGATGTTGCTTTCGCGGTGCGGACACGTAGTTATTCAAAAAGCTACAACATCCACATCCGTGATGCAAAAGCGGCAGTGGAGTCTGTTCCTCTTGCTATGTCTTACGACAGAAACGAGAGGGAGGCTCCTGTTCCAAATGGGAACATGGAAACTAGGATTCTAAGACACATCGGCATAGACCATATAGAAGGGTTAAATCTTCTACCTGGTTGGCGGATTGAGTCGTTGAACATAAGTTCGGATCCTCGAGGTGCCCCAACTCTTGACGTAATTGAAAAGAAGTTAGGTATACGTTCTCGAATCCAG